AAAAACTGGATGAAGGGCGAGACTTACAAGAGCGAACCTTGGTTCTTTATGGCTCATGGCAGCTATCTGATTGTTGGCCTGATTGCTGAGGACGGGCAGAAAACAATCTACGTTGCACGGCAGTATTATGAGATAGTCAACATTCCGGGCGAAGGTTGGCTGCGTAAATCTGGCGAAGAATGCCCGTTTTGAGGAGGGTTAAAGATGGAAGAACTTAAGAGATGCCCGTTCTGCGGCAAGAACGCAGTTTACATTGGCGTGTGCGATGATGAAGGCAACTTTCATGGTCATTTGGGATGCGAGTACGAACAAGACCCGTGGAGCGGGCTTTCTTATGACTTGCATCACGAAGGATGGGGCAAATGTATCCTTTGCACGGATGGAGACAATCAAAGCATGGGTGGCGTACTGTTTGACACGGCAGAGGATGCTATCGAAGCATGGAACAAACGCTACAAAGAGGATTGAGCATGGAGCAGGAACACAAGCCGAGAACATCAATGATTCTTCTGCTGGAACACGTTCATGCGATGGACGAGCTTACGAATGAGGAATTTGGAGCATTCGTCCGCAACTATGCACAGTATGTTGAGACTGGACTTGAGCCAGCATACGACAACGACCGTGCTATGCGGATGCTCTGGAAAGTTGTTAAGGCGTTCGATGATATGAATGCACAGAAAAGGCAGGATCGAATCGAGAAAAATAGACGGAGTGCAAATAAGCGTTGGAACGATGAAAAATGCAAATGCATACAAACGCATACCAATGATGCAAACGCATACGCTGGTATGCAAAATATGCAAATGGATGCAAACGATGCCTTATCTGTATCTGATTCTGTATCTGAATCTGATAAAAAAGAAAAATGTGAAAAGAAAAATACCAACGAAGTCAAACGCTTCAAAGCCCCTACTATCGAACAAGCCAAAGAATACTTTGCGGACAAGGGTTACATGGAATCAGAAGCAGAGCGGTTCATTGACCACTTCACAGCGAATGGCTGGAAGGTCGGTAAATCGCCTATGAAGGACTGGAAAGCTGCTGCACGGAACTGGATGCGTAACGTGAAGGACTGGAACGGTGGCTATCAGCAGACAATGGCTGAATTACCTGACGAGGGAGACTTTCTGCGGTGAATATTGAAAATCAGACCCAATACATCCTGCTGGGAGCAGTCCTCACGTTTTCGGAATACGCCGATGTGCTGCAAGACCTTAAAATCGACGATTTTTGCCCTGAACTGCGTGATACATTCGCTGCCATTCGTGGCTATTGGGAACACAACGACAAGTGGAACCCGGTAGAAGTCATGGGGCGGTACGATAACTGCAAGAAAGCAATGGGAGAATGTCTGGATGCTTTCGGTGCAGAGTGCATCCGCAACGTCACCCACGACATGATGCTTGGATGGGCTAGAATCGTCAAGGAACAGGCAGCGTTGTCCAGAGCCAGAGAGATTGCGTTCAAAATCGTTGATGGCTCGACCAGATACGCAGACCTGACTGGCATTTATGAGCAGCTAGGCGAAGCTATCAACCTGCACAATGAGAGAAGCGATTTCATCCCGATGTGCGATGGTATAGACAATTACATCCGCAAGCTTGATGATAAGCCGGAGTATATCAGCACAGGGCTTAGGGTGTTGGACAACAACTTGCATCTTGTGCCGGGCAACTTCGTTGTGATCGGTGGCAGACCCAGCGCAGGTAAAACTGCGCTGTCCTTGCAACTTGCCTGTGAAATAGCCAAGAACGGACGCAAGGTGGCATATTTCAGCCTAGAGACCGACCCAGACACGCTCTATGCTCGTATCATAGCAAACCAGCTAGGTGTACCGCTGCATACGGTCAAAAACAAGACCGTCAGCATTGACGAGCTTGACAGGCTGGCAGCCGTTAAGAAATATCCGCTGTTCGTCCGCTCTGCTGCTGGTAAGAGCGTTGGGTGGATTAGAACGCAGTCCATCAGGATGCAAGCCAAAGTGGTTTTCATCGACTATTTGCAGCTCATTCATCAAGCCGGAGCGAAAGACCGATACAGTGCCGTCACAGAAATTAGCATGGCACTGCATGAGTTCGCGCAATCCACAGGAACGCTTGTGGTAGCTCTTGCGCAGCTTAATCGAGAGACCGCAAGAGCAGGTATCCCACCGACCGCCGCAGACCTGCGAGAATCCGGGCAAATCGAGCAGGACGCAGATGCAATCATCCTGCTGGCACAAAAAGTGAAAACGCAAAAGAGACCAGAAGAGCATTATCACTTTGCGCTTGAGAAGAACAAAGAGGGCAACGTGGGGTCACTAGACATCACGTTCCAGATGGAAACGCAGCAATTCAAAGAATGCGTGTGGATGTAACGAGAGGAGAATAAACATGAAATACCGCAAGAAGCCAGTTGTTATCGAAGCATTCAAGCTCAATGCGCGAGGCCTTGTTGGAGAAGATTGGTTCTGGGATGCAGTAAGTAGCAATGATATTATTACGCATGACTTCGGAAGGTTTTACGATGACCCTGCGTGGTGCGAGATTAAAACGCTTGAAGGGACTATGGTTGCGAGGACTGGCGATTATATCATTCGTGGCGTAAATGGCGAAATCTACCCGTGTAAACCTGACATTTTCGAGAAAACATACGAAGCAATTGAGTGATAGTAACCTAGCATCGTTTCTTCGCTCGTATCGTCACAGTAGAATAGGCAAGAAAAACAGATAACAGGGTCAGGGCGATAAAGTTATCGTCTGAACCCCATAAATATTTTTCGTCAATCAACAAACGGAGGAAAACGATTATGAACATCACTCGACTGGAACAGGAGACCATCGTCAACTTCAATGCAGCGGAAGATACTGCATCGGTTTATACCGCTGACCCGGTGTATATGCGCAAGCTCGACAAGCTGTGCGAGCGGGAGCCTGTGTCGTACAAGCTGGTCAAACAGGACAAGGACGGCAAGTGGTATGAGATGCCCAAGCGACTTGTGCGGTTTGCAACCACAAGAATTATGACGGACGAACAGAAAGAAGCGGCTGCGGAGCGTATGCGCAAGATGCAAGCAGATGGTAGAATCTAATCTCCGCTAAAATCTCCAATCAACAAACGTATCAGAAAGCATGGAATGGTGTCAGGTAGTAAAACTACCCTCTGCGACTATTCCATGCTTTTTTCTTCTGTTATTTATCGAGAGAAAACGGCAAGGTCTGATTTTGAGTAGAATCCGTCTCGATCGAGTGGCGTTTGGGCTGATATGGCTACGACTATCAGCGTGATGCGTTTGCATGCAAATGGATGCACGTGATGCGTTCGCATTCAATCTTCCTCTCTTCCTTCCTTCTTCTTCCCCCCTATAACCCCCTATTATTATCTATCTATCTTTCTATCTCCCTTCCATGAAATAGACAAGCTATTTCATGTCCCCACGCCGAGATAGTGCAGGAACCGTTAAAACAACCGATTTTAACAACCAACTGTTTTGCAAAGGCTCTTTCTCCCTACAACCATCTATCTCCAAAGCTATACCGTTAGCCAGCAGAGCAGACCATAGGCGAGAACTGGCGTGAGGTTCAGACTGGTGGATGGTCTACGACTATTTCACATGGAGAATTGACCTCGTTTTGTAGTCAGTTGAATATGTAGAAATGTTGCATTAACTATTCCTAGCAGAATACTATGGATTGAACGAGATGCCATAGTGCGTTACTGGGAATTAAATCAAGCAGGAACAGACAGAATCGGATGGTACGAGTTATTATACGAAATAATCCGTGATTATTGGGAGTAACTATATCTATATACTATAATAAGTATGATTATTATACGAAATAGATATAACTAGCGGAGGAATAAATTATGCGAAATTGGAACGAGAGGTGATTTTTAGGGTGGGCGGATGGCTTAGCGACTATCGCATCTCTCTTTCCCTAAAAGGCGAATGACTATTTCTCACAAAAAATACACGACTGTTTGACGATGATTCGCAAGAAAACACTACGACTATTACTCTAAAACTATTAATGGAACGTCCACTACTATACTATATATAGGACTTTCAAAAGCTAGTCATCTGACGACTTTACGACTATTCCGCGACTATTTTATCGGGGAAACTACGACTATTGGCTACGACTATTCCAGAAGCTGTTACGACTATTCCAACCGGAACGCTGCGACTATTGCTGACCTCTATTAGCTATCGGGCGAAAGCCCGAAAAGAGATACGGCGAGAGCCGCCGGTGGTTCCGCGCCGCCCGCCGCGCTCTTGCCGCTGGACTGCCCCGCCGGGTGTAGGGTGCTAGGCTGACACGGTGCGCCCTGACCGCTGACCGATGCCAGATTGCAAGCCGCCGGGCTGACCCTGTACAGGTGGAGACCCCAGCCCCCAGCGCACCCGGACGGCCTGCGCATTGCGTCCGAAACTGTGCAGATTCGGACACACTCAAACATGAACGATTTTCAACACAAGAATGTGTGCAAAGCCATTGACATCAACACAAGAATGTGTTACTATATAGACAACACAAGAACGTGTTACACCACCACAAAACAGGAGGGCAAAACCATGAAGAAGACCATCGATTATACCGCACTTGCAGAGACCATCCGCACTGAACTCAACGCCCGCCACGATCGCAGCGCGTGGGACAAGGCCGTCACGCTGTACGCTCTTGACCTGCTGGAGGATGTGCAGGAGGGTGCAAACAATATGGAGCGCCTGCCCCTTGACGGTGCAGAGCTTGAACAGTGGGCGCTCAACGGTGCAAGCTGTTGGGAACAGTACAGCAACGGCGGTTGCTCCCTCTGCTATGATTCTGATATTGCCGCCCGCGTCTGCACTCCGTCCGAACTCAAGCGCAAGCACGGCGGGGTGTATGAGCCTAACAGCAAGGAAACGTGGCTTGACGTGCAAGCCCGATACAGTGCGCGGGCTTGCAACCGTATCCGCACCATCTGCCGCACCAACGGCCTGTATTGCAAGGGGGTGCAGTAATATGCTAGTACTCGATGCAACCCAGTGGGCTGCCCTCTGGTACATCGGCGGCATGATTAGCGGCGCGTTTGTAATGATTGCATTTCTTAACAGCTAATAAGGAGTAAAAACAATGAAATATCAAAAATATTTAGATTCTCTTTCCACCGAAAGAAAATATTGCTTGCTTGACCGTATGCGGATTGATTGCGAGTATTTTTTGGGTTTCGGCGCACGGCATGAAAAATATTTGTGGGCTGAAAACGTAAAAGAACAAATTGATAGTATGCTTTACCTGTATGACAGCATCAAGCAAAAGCCGGAATGGCTAACGCGTGAACAGATTTTGAATTACAAAAAGCTAATGGAGGGCTAAAAAATGACGACGTTTGAAGAAAAAGTGAACGCATACCGCGAAAACAAGCGGTTAATTGAAGAGCTTGAAGCAATGAACGACGCTGTAAAGGCTGAAATTATCAACATGATGCACGGCGCACCGGAAATGGTGCAGGGCACTGCAAAGGCCGTGTATAAGGACGTGCAAAGCGTCCGGCTTGATAGCAAGCTTCTCAAGACGCTGCACCCGGATATTTATGCCGAGTGCAGCAAGCGCACCACATACAAGCGTTTTAGCGTGGTTTGATGGAGGTTTAACGATGATTTACCCCGATAAAGTATATATTCCTGTTGTGCGTGGGCGCAGCGTGTGGAGCGTCTCAGAGATCGACACGGCAAAAGCCAAGAAGACACCAGATTATATTGTAAACGGCTATATCCAATATAACGGCGGCTTATACAGCGCTGGCAATGTGTTTTTGTCCGCCGCCGATGCGTGGGACTGGATCCACCTTTTTCACAGCTATCGCGGCAAAGTGTACACCGCCGCCGAAATCGGTAGCATCCGGGAGGTGAGCACAAAATGATATTTTCTTGTATCCTGTTCATTTTTTGGTTTTTCTCTGCGCTGTTTAAGGCGTCCAAATGAGACCGCCCAAAAGAGCAAAAATTTTCTGCAAGTCCTGTATAATGGGCTTGCAATATGATATACTATAGCAAAAGGGGCAGTAAAGGCCCAGAAAGAGAAGTGTTATTATGAAAACCTACACAGAACACGAAGTTAACGGTCTGAGCATTTACGTGGACGATGAGACCGGAAAAGTGCATCATGCAGTAAATTGGGATAGCGCAAATCAGACAACACTTTATCCGTACGCCTATAATACCCGCTCCCGTGTGTGGGATAATGTCAGCGGAGATTATACGCTGGCAGGATTGAAGCGTACAAAGCGCCTGATTGAATGGCACTAACAAAATCTTAACCCCGCCCACGCTGGCGGGGCTTTTCTTTTGCCTTGCATCTGCTGAGGGTGCAGGGCTTTTATTTTGCCCTGCTGCAATACAACCCCATACAAGCGTTTACAGCGCGTTTTACGCCGTCCATGCAAATTATACCGCCCACGCCATAAAATAGCGCACAGGGCTTTACAGGGGCTTTTCTTGAGATTTGCCACATTCTACCGCCGCAGATACCAGACCGACACAAGCGGCTATAATACCGCCTGCGCTACGCTGGAGCGTATCACAACGCCGTAACACCTCCAGCGCGTGCCAGATACCAACGCCACGCCGGACGCTGTATAGGTCAGCGTAGCCGCCCTATTATAATAAGGTATATAAGGGTACAGGGGTGCAGCATACCACAGACCGTGCCAGCCCGGCGGGGTCAGCTCCTGCCGTCTGTGGATCGCTGGCAAGTGCTGCACCCGAAACACCCGCTGATGGGGTCAGCGTCTCCACC